AAGGTCGAGATTGAAATATCCGGCCACATCCTTGTTTCGTTCAAGCCAGTCGAGACTTCGTTCCGATCTCGTAAGGACAAAAGGCTTTTGCTGAAGCGAGTAAACGTAGCTGTCATCGTAGTAAACATTCCGGTTATCCAGTACCTCAATTTCGAACTGATCTTTGTGGGTGATCGTCTGTCTTACTGGTTTCGGTTCCATGATCGGGAGTTGACTATCCCGATCTGTGATCTTAGCCCCGTGAATGTCGGTGTCTCCCTCGACAAACTCATAACCGACGATAACGTCTCGTTGTTCCTTACTCCATCGGCATTCGCCGTGGACTAATCCGGACAGTCGGGCAAGAGAACCGGCCCTTATCCGTTTCTGATAGTAAAACAAGTCCCTGCGATTGAGCGTTTTATTGATAAGCGTCTTCGCTGCATCGGCGCACTTCTTGGCTTCATCGCTGGCATCTTCAAGGTAGACTTCTGCGAAATCGCGAGTCCCGAAGGTCATAGAAGCGTCAAGGGCCGCTTGGGTGAGTTCCTGGCTTACGTACTCAGGGATTTTGATGTCGCTCATCCAGTCATAGTCTTTCTCGGTACGCTTCTGGTCGAGAAGGTCTACGTATGTTTCAAAGTCATCCATATCCTGTTGGCGGTTGGCTTTTGATAAGACATACTCGGCCTCAACTTTAAGGCATAACTGTTTTTCGACATCTTCTGAAAACTTTCGACTCATCTGTTTGCTTTCCGAGCTTTACGGCTCTTGTTTTGGCACTCTCGGTGGAATCCGTACCCGCTTTTCTTTGAAATCCACATATTTGATGGGTCGTCGTATGTAGCACAATAAGAACACTTAACCCAATCGGCATTGCCGCAAGCCTCATAAGCTCGCATACGCCGATGGATCATGTTGTGATATGCCTTGTCTTGACATATTACTAATTGATCGGAAGCATGGTGGTGGACTACTGCCCCTGTAGGCAATGGCTTGCCCAAGGCTTTCTCTGCGATGACAATATGCTCGTTTACATAGCCATAACTATTCGCCTTAGGGTGATCCGGTATGTAAACAGCGGGACACTCAGAACCCAACCGATGAAGATTCTTAAATCTATGTCCCGCGACAAACCGCATTGGTTGTCCCTTTACATATCCGCGCGATGCATCCGATTTAGCTATAATGCTAGTCGGTTTCCCGCAACCGCATTCGCACAGTTTGCCTTGGAACCCCCACGTCGGATATTCATCATATTCTTCCAGCATCAAAACCCTCTGTTGCCGTTGGCCCATCGCCAAACAGGCGCAGGAATAAGTCTATCCATCTCTGCCTGTTTGCACCGGGGGCAAGTAGGCTTCTTCTGAGAATCGTTATCAACGAATGCTTCCTCGCAAAGTCCGCATTTCGGACACAGGAAGTCATAGATTCTAAGGAAACTCATCGCTTCTTCCTCGCCTTAGCTGGTTTCTTCGCGGTCATTCTCGAAGCCTCGAACCGTGCCGCCGCTTTAACTCTGTTCTTATCTGCAAGGATTTCACGCGCCTTTTGCAGCGCAAGAGCGTCGTTTACGGCAGGGGGTACGGCTGGAATTGTTTTCTTCATAAGTTCTTTCTCGTGAAGATCAGATCAAATCCCTGATATCGTATTCCAGGATGCCCGATCCATCCATCAGGTGATCATTCGAAGATATTTCAAATTTAGTCCCGTCCGTAAACCATATTGTAAATAGTGAGAAATCTTCAATCTGAACATCTTTGATTGTTTTCCCAACCAGTTTTTGAACTGCCACCTTCCTATAATCCATTATCCCCTCCCTATGCGCAATCGAGTATAAACACACCATTTCTCGGGCGTTTCTATCCATCCGGTAGTCCCAGGCCTACAATCGCCTCCCCGTTGTCTAACGTTAAGATCGGGGCCAGAATATGCAGGCCAATGGGTCAATTCCGGTTTAATTCTCCAGTATATAACTGCTGGAGGTTTACCTAAGTACTCCGAGAATTTCAGTCTGAATCTATCGACGGCCTCATCTTTAACGGACGACCAAGATTTAGACGCATCACCGTCAAACACATCTCCCCCGGCGAGTTCGACATATTCTCCACCATCGGGGCTTGTGGCGCAGTCACCGAGTTTGGGATGCACGTTAAAACCTTTCAGCAGGTCAGATATATCTATACGCTCAGTATCCATTATTATGCCCTCGCTGATTTAAAATACTGTCCACCCATGTCTCTTTCCCGATACTCAGAATGCTTGCTAAACCTAAACGCTGTATGCTTGTGAATGCACTCCCAAACCATATTGAGATGACTGTACTTCTGCTGTGGCGTGTTCTTGTCGTCTTTGGTCGTCATGGCCTGTTGATCTACCCACTGTTCCCAGCTCCACTTCGCCATTGATTCAGCCGCTTCATGAGCGCCGTCCCTGAATATCCATATAGTAGGCAGATTGACTTCGCGCCCATTCTCAATAACTTTGTTGTTGAAGGGCCGTCCCACTTTACGAGCGTTTTTAAGTCTCACCCTGATTTGATCGCGGCCGAACTCACCTTTCGTGTTCCACGCCTGCCAGTAGCCGCCCGTGCCGATGTCGTCTCTCTTCAGTTCCCTCGTAACTCGGTTGATCTCGTCGAGCATAGTCACAAGGTCAACTTTCGTCGCTTCGGCCAGAGGGTCCACAAGGTTCAGTTTGAACTGATAGTCCATGCATCCGTAGGAGAACTGCTCCATTATCTGAAACGTGGTGAACTTGTCAGGCGTGATTCCTTTGGCGTACCAGATATACATCTCATCAGTAGGAGATAGGCTGCAAGCGCCACAAGCCCAAGGAGTACGAGGATGGTAATCAATACCTCTAAAATGAGTCCAAGAAAGAGGAATGCGGCTGTTAGAGAAGTATTTATCAGCATCGATAACATGAATCTTCCAGTCGAAATCTTTGAGAATCCTGCCTGTCGCCTGCCTGTGAATCCCGTAAAGCCTTGTGGCTACCGTGTCGGGGTCTGCATAGTTGCCGACCGTCTTGTCGATTACTTCCCGGCTAAGAGTTGGATTGTCGTAAGTCGATGCCTGAAAAACGGCTTTATAGCTATGTCTTGTCGGGAACTTCTCAAACGGTTTGGATTTGTCCTCTTCGCCGGAAGTCTTGTAGAACTCGCAGATCGATTTGGTTCTCACGTAAATCTCTGCCTGCTCGAAGAACTCATCGAACGTGAAGCTGGTTCGTATGGCCGGCGTAAGTCCGAGTTGGAAGTCGCCATTTTCGGCCATGAGCCGGGGCACTTGTTCCTCGTAGAACGTGTACGGCGGTTCTTCGTCGCAGTTGGAAATTACCGCTCCCCCCTGAATCAGAAAGTTGTTTCTTGGCGATCTAGCAACTGGAATTTGCTTTCCGGTTTTAGATGATTTATCCCAGCCGCCAGTTTCCATTGAAATATCGTAAACATCCTTTTCCCCTACGGGTTCGATGCTACGCACTTGCACCCACCGCACATTTCTATCCGAAGGTGCAAATATATCGGTTTTGTTTTTGTTCTCGAAAGAACACGATTCGCTTCTTCCGATAACCCTTCCCTTACTCTTCTCTACCAACACGTCCAACTGTTCTAACTTCCCGGCTATTCCTACGATTTCAGCAAACCTTATAATATCTTTTGAGTTGTTTACAGAGATATGATACTGAGTTGCCCAACCATTTTCAAAGGTTCTCACCCTGATAGTGGACCTTATTTTAAGCCTTCTTAGTAGGAGAAATACATCCTGCGCTAGCCGATAAGAAGTAGAGCAATAACCGATGGAGTTGGATGCCCATCCATCGGTTGCAAAAAGAAATCTCAAAAATAGGGCTATCGAAGAATTGGACTGTCTAAACACTTCATCGGGTATATATTTGGACCCAGCGCAATGTCCCCACACCCCGATTTGTTTGAGAAAAGCTTTGAACTCATTCCGGTTTTTACCGATATTGCGGTTAGAATTTATCCAGTAGTCGGGAGAGTGACCATTCTTGAAAACGTGCTTACGCAAAGAAATAAAATCGGGAAGTTGCTGTTCTATCTCCTCGATGAGTTTGCCGTTTTTGCATGTAAATTTAGCCGATTTTTGCTTATCCGTAATGCAACCATCGCCCAACACCACCGCCAGTAGCACCATTTTCCAAGATTCTATAGTATCATCATTGTCAAAATCACTCATTCTGCACGTTATCTTGTCGCCTATCTTTAACTCT